GTGTAGTCTCTCGGCATTTAAGGGAACTCATTAGCTATCCTCATTACGAGGCTGATGACAAATCCCGAACTTAGCATGGAACTATTAAGGAAATAAGGGGCAGCCTGCTCAAGCTTCAGTAGCTTATAAGCAAGTCAGCACTCCGACCTTTACCTCCACCATTTTGGGCGGTTTATACTTGTAAACCCAATGGACCTTTTAACGTCTTATCCAGGACGCTGGTTTGACTAAAAGAAGTTAGAGAGTCTCTCCAAGGGGAATTCAGGGAAGATCATCCTGAATAACTCCTGGGAGGAGTCTAAACATCCTTCCGAACCCTCAAGCTCGCCAACTAATTCATCCGTGGTCCAAGGAAGATTCTCCCAGTCCAGAGGGTTGTATGAGAGTGGACCTGCTACTCCAAAGGGCAGCTCTCTATAGTTTGGGCAATATCTCTTACCGAGACTAACCCTATCCTTAACAACCCTAGAGAAGGAAGTAGTCTGGTTCCTAGAGAAGGTAAGTATAGGAAGATGGCAACGACTTTTCCTAGCCCGACTATTTATCGGGATACGAAAACTCGTAACCTCCTCAAACTGAACCATCTCCCCATCGGACCATACCACCTCCCTCTTCTTCCAGGGGACGATAGCCTCAGAACTAAGTTCCTTGACTTCATACCCGGGGAGAGGACGCTGGGTCGCTTTGGAAGGAACCCCCTCATTGAGAAGATTCTTGACGACCCGACGATCTATTGGACGAATTAGAAACCGCCACCCCTTAGGGGGAATTATACCCATCCCACCGCAACTGATCGGTAAAAACCAATTACGGCAGAACGAACGAATCCCCCCTTCAGGGAGGAGCAGCTTCGCACTCGATTGCTCAGTCATCTCCTTCTGATGTAGAGAGAGGTAATGTTTCAAAACCTCAATCTCTTTACCAGGTAGAGAGCCACGAACAAGAGTATTCGCGTTAGCGAAAAGACCTTTATCCCCTGAATGATTATCATTCGCCGTATCGGAACGCTGAACTTTATGCAGGCCAAAATAAAGCCCACAGTTAAGATAAGGAATCTCATAAGGGAGATCCTTAATCCCCAAATTACAATGTACAGCAGTACTATTGATATTCAGGTAAGTCTGATGGTGATACGCTTTACCCTGGGACATCTGTAAACCGATATCCGAGGCGACTTTTACGTGCCTCGTCCAAAGATCAACAGGTCCTGAATAGACCATATCATCACCATTGACCAAAACGTGGTTCAGTATCTCAAGATACGACCAGTCCTGCTGCTCTAATCGCATAGTTACTAAGTAAGTTGCGAGATTTGCAAGACAAAGAAGGGGAAAGGAGAGGATACTCCCCATCAACTGACCATTCCTCTGGAGACCTCGAAAGATTCCCTGAGGTCCACCACACTCATTTTTTCTTGAGGGGTAGAAGAGGTTGTGGGGTCCTAGTACCCGCAACGCAAGATCAAGAATTCTCTTCGGCTGGTTAGCGAGGAGAAAATGAAGAATGCGTGAGGTAAATTTCCACGAAAGGCCATCGGTGGCAGCAGAGTAGTCTATTGAAAACCACTCCCAATCGGGTAACGACTTTTCCCGAAGATCGAGAATGTCACTAGGAAGGAAAGGACGACCCACCAAGCGAAAACAAGGGATTTCTTTTATAGCTCCCCAGAGAGATCTCTGAAGAGGTCGACACGAATAGTAGTCGAGCGCATTTCCCTTGGATATTACCCGAACCTTAAAAGGCTCAAGGACGGCTTGGA